TACGACCCGAAATCCAAACAGACCGTGTCGGCGAGCCGCAGCAGCAAATCAAGACGCGGCAAAGCCAAACACGGCAGCACGGGCGATACATTGCGTATCGTGCCAAATAAGGGTGAGAGTACCGCCCAATTAAACGCCAGGGCAGATGCCAAATTGGCGGATGCGCAGGACGACCAATGTGCAGGTACCGTTACACTGGTCGGCAATGCATTGTTGGTGGCAGGTCAAATGGTACGGCTTAAAGGATTCGGCAAATTTTCGGGCAAATATCTGGTCAAGCAATCAAGACACGCTTTCACGCGCCACCGGGGCTGGACGACCGAATTGGAAATCAAAATGACGGAGTATGTCGCAGACGAGGAGCAGGCCGATGCAAATGCAAACCCAAACTCATGATTTTACGGCAACGTTGCAATTCGGCATTGTGTCGGCGATTGATGCGGCGTCGCACAGTTTGCGGGTAAAAATCCCCGTACTCGACGACATGGAAACCGATTGGCTGCCGATGGCAACACCAGCGGCGGGCGGCAACCGTTTTTACAGCCTCCCCGATGCGGGCGAACTGGTTGTCTGCCTGCTGGATGCGCGGGGTGAGACCGGCTGCGTTATCGGCGCGATTTACAACGCCGCCGACAAGCCGCCGGTGTCCGACCAAAACAAATGGGTCAAACGGTTTACCAACGGCACGGTCATCTCGCACGACCGCCGCAGCGGCGAGGTGGTCGTTGAGACGCCGGGCAAAGTCAAAATCAAAGCGGCGCAGAAGGTGGATATCCAATCCCCAGAAACTGAAATCACGGGTAATGCGACGGTAAACGGGCTGTTGACCTATACCGCAGGTTTGACGGCCAGCAATGCCGGCGGCGGTGCAGCGGCAAATATAAAAGGTACAGTCAACATCACCGGCGACCTCATCGTCAACGGCATCAACATCGGCAAGCACATCCATGACGGCGATTCCGGCGGGCAAACCGGTGGGCCGAAAAATCATTAAACCGCATTAAAAGGCGTTTCAGACGGCCTTCTCTACAATCCCTGTATCGATAAGCGATACAGGGATTGTTTTTTAAACCCGTTTAAAAGACCTGCCGTCACGGTACAGGCAGAATAAGCCCATGATTACTCAGACCACCCCGCGCAGCCGTCACTGGCAGCCTGCCCCTTTGAAAAGCGGGCAGGATGTCGTGCAAGACCTCGACGACATCAATCAGTGCATCGAAAACATCCTTGCTACCCGTAAGGGCAGCGACGTGTTGCGGCCGGACTTCGGCAGCAACTGGTTCGACTACATCGACTATCCGGAAGACGAATTTATCCCCAACACCGTCCGCGAAGTGGTGTTGGCGATTCAGACGTGGGAGAAGCGCGCATTAGTCGAACAGGTGACGTTTAGCGGCCACGCCCCGCATCTCACCATGACCGTACATTGGCGTGTGGCGGATGAAGCGGCGGGTGAAATCTACCACACCGACATTGTGCTTGAGGTTACCTGAAAATGGATTTAAGCAAGTTAAAACGCGAAGAAGTCAAGATTGTCGATGACGACTTGGCACAAACCCTGGCCGCCACCATCGCCGACTACGAGCAGAGGGCGGGCAAAGTGTTGCAGCCCGCCCATATCGAACGGCTGCTGATCAACACTTTTGCCTACCGCGAGCATTTATTGAGGCAGCAGGTAAACGAAGCCTACCGCCAGCAGCACCCGCGCTTTGCCACCGGCCTGATGCTGGACTTGTGCGGCGACGATGTGTCCACCCCGCGCCTCCAGGCGCAGCCCGCCCTGACCACCCTGCGTTTTACTGCGGTATTGAGCGGGTTGGAACAAATCGCCGTACCCAAGGGAACGCGGGTTAATGCTGGGCAGACCGGCTTTGTTACCACCGATACCACCCTGCTGACTGCTGCCAAAAGCAGCGCCGAAGTGGCAGCGGAATGTATGGAAAGCGGCAGCGTGGGCAACGGTTGGTCGGTCGGCCAAATCAACAGCCTGGCCGAGCGGCTGCATCCGACGATTGATGTTGCCGTCAGTAATACCACCGTTTCCGCCGGCGGGGTGGAAATTGAAGACGACGAAGCCTACCGCGAGCGCGTGTTGCTGGCACCGGAAAGCTTTAGCGTAGCCGGGCCGGTGGGTGCCTACCAATATTGGGCTCGGCAGGCCAGCTCGGAGGTGGTGGACGTGCATGTAGCCAATGATACCGATCACGGTGGTCAGCCCATAGGCGGACGGGTGGCGGTAACTGTACTAACCAAAGATGGCCTGCCGAACAGCAACTTGATTACTAAAATTCAAGTTGCCTTGTCGGCCGAACAACGTCGCCCGCTATGTGACACCGTAGTAGTTAAAGCCCCAACTGCCGTTGATTACACTCTGGATGCCGAGCTGACCTTATTTACTGGCACCGATGCCCGTGCCGCCAAAACGGCGGCCGAACAGGCATGGGCGGCATACGAAGCCGCACGCCGAAATCATCTTGGTTTGGACATCGTGCCGCTGAATATTCAAGCGGCCTTGAAAGTGGCAGGCGTTTATAACGTGGTACTGCACAATCTGCCGCTGACTGTAGTCAATCCCAACCAATGGGCGCGCTGCACTCGAAGCAACATCCGCATTGCCGCACAAACGGCGGAGGGATAAGCAATGGCCAAACTCTCCTACGCCGAAATCATCGAACGCGACCAGCGTTATCGGATGCTGGCCGATTTGGGCTTGAGGATGAGCGACATTGACGCGGTAAAACTGATGCCGCGTTTGACGGAACTGGTCGCCCCCGAGCACTTGGAACTGTTGGCTGAGAGCCGCAGCATTTTGGGTGCCGACGGCTACTGGCTGGCCGAGAGCGACCAAACGCGCCGAAAACTGATCAAAGGCGCGTACCTGCTGCACCGCTACAAAGGCACGCCCTGGGCCATACGCGAGATTGTGCGCCGTCTCGGGTTCGGAGAAGTCGAAATTACCGAAGGCTATGGCAACAAACGGCATAACGGCGAAATCGTCCGCAACGGCCGACATGCCTACGGCCACAGCGACCGCTGGGCGCACTACCGCATCACGATGCCTCATGCCATCACCAATGACCAGGCCGATCTGCTGCGGCACACCCTGAGTGCATTTGCACCGGCACGCTGCGTTTTAGCCGCACTCGATTACCAACATGCCGCCTTAAGGCACAACGGCCGCGCCTTGCGCGACGGCAAATTCAACAGAGGAACTGCGTAATGGCAAATTTAACCGAAACCAACCGCTGGGAAGCGGGCATTTACCAGTTGGAAACCTCCGACCCCGTGATGGGCGGCCCCAACGGCATCGACAACCGCGCACCGCGCGAACTGGCCAACCGTACCCTGTGGCTGAAAACCGAACTGGCCAAAGCCGTTGCCCAGATTGGCGCAAATAAAATCGAGGCGGCGCAGGTTTACGCCTTAAAAACCGGCCAAATCACCGCAGGTGCAGGCCTGACGGGCGGCGGCACGCTGGCGGCAAACCGCACCATCTCCCTGGGGCAGCCTGCCGACCTGACCGAAACCAGCGAGAGCGTGGCCGTCAGCAATACCCACAGCCACAAACTGCCCCGAGCCTCATCTACCGCGCGCGGCATAGTCAGAGTGGCCAATACGCTGACCGGCACGGCGACGGATGATGCCTTGTCGGCCGCGATGGGTAAAAAACTGGCCGATGAAAAGTTGGGCAACAGCGGCGACCAAACCATTACCGACGGCACATTGACCGTCGGTCGAGCGAACACGTGGAATAAAATTATCATGCCGTCCGGACGCGGCAATTGGATATTCGAGGCCAATCCGGCGGCGGCCGAAGCAGTGGCCGACAGCATCCGATTTAACTTTAAGTTCGAAGAGCCCGGCAAAAAAGCAAAAGTTTTGCGCTTCCATCAGATTGGCGCGGCGGGCGAGACGGTGGCCTACCAAAGCTGGGTGGCCGCAAAAGCGGCAGAAGCGGCAGCGGGAAAAGCAGACACCAAAAAACTGACCGACGAAGACCTCAACAGCATTACTACCCCTGGCTTATACGGGCAAGTGTTAAACGCCAACGCCACCACAGAGCGCAACT